TCTACACAAAACAGGAGAATTATCTACTATAGATTGGATAAGAGATACAAAATTTACATTTAAAAAATTAACTAAAACACATGTTAAAGGATATTTACTTTGGGCAGAACCTACTGTAAAACATATACAAAAATACCCTAGATATAGAAAAGTGTGGAAACATATTGCACAACACAGAGCAAATGATATTGCATGGAGATTAAACGAAGGTAAGTTTGATTTACTTGGAAGAATATATGCAAGTATAGGTGAACCTATATGTTGGGCATTAGGTAATTTTGTAAGTGATAAACAAATTAATAAATATAATTTAACACATTGGAGAAGAGCATAATGGCAATAGGACCAAAAGGTGAGGTTACTACAACAGGTTTAATGAATAAAGGTGTTAAAACACCAGATGCACCTGATATGTCTAAAATGAAAATGGCTAAAGGTGAACCTTTACCACAGGATCCAACAAAGCCAGTTAATCCTTTTGCACCTAAACCTACAGGACCAGTTTTACCTAAAGATCCTAAAATGATAGCTAAATTAGAAAGTCTATCAGAAGAAGAAAAACAACAATTAGATATGGTGTTATCACCAAGTCTATCACAGATTTTAAGAAAGATTGTACCTGAAGCTAGTGACGTTATATCACAGTTTACATCTGCTGAAGAAAACGTTATACTACCAGTATCAGTCGTAAAAAATTTTGCTAAGAAAAAATACCCTAGCAATACAGAACAAGAATCCATACAAGGATTCGTTACAGAATTATCTGAGTCACAATCAGATGATAATAATGTGCCACCTGAAAATATGCAGGCATCAAATGGTATGATGGCTCAAGAGCCAGACACTGCTAATACAGATGCAATAGATCAAGGTCTAGTATAATTTCAGCCCACAAATTATGGAAGTGAGCTACCCTTATCCATAAGGCACTCAACCTATGAGGATAAAATAATGGAAGAAGAAAAAAACTTAGCTGAAGTTTCAAACGAAACAGAAGTTAAACAAGAAACTAAACTTTTTAAAAAGCCTGAAGGCAAAGCAATGTATCAAAAACAAAGAGATGATGTTGATGATGCAGAAACTGAAGCATTCGCAAAAGGTGAATTATCTAAGTTTAGTCAAGAACAAGCAGAAGCAGCAACCGTTCAAAAGGACACAGAAACATCTGAAGAAATTGCAAGCTCCGATGGCGAAGCTACTCCTTCAACTGAACGCCCTGAAAATGCAGAAGATCGTGTTTTTAAAAAACGTTATGACGATTTAAAAAAACACTATGATTCTACTTTATCAAAGCACAAAGATGAAGTTAGAACTTTAAGAACGCAATTGGAAACATCTACTAAAGAGTTTGTTCCACCTAAGTCTAAAGATGAACTTGAGGCTTGGAGAAAAGAGTATCCTGATGTTTATGATATGGTTGAAACCATAGCTATGACAAAGGCTGATACTAGAGCAAAAGAGATTGAGGAGAAATACCAAAATCTACAAGCTCAACAGGAACAAGTGAGTAAGGAAAAAGCAGAAGTAGAATTGTTAAAGATGCATCCTGACTTTAGTGAGATTCGTCAAAAAGATGAATTTCATCAATGGGCTAGTAAACAAGATCCAGTTATACAAAGTTGGTTGTATGAAAATACATCTAATGCACAGTTAGCTGGAAGAGCTATTGACCTTTATAAAATGGACAATGGTACTAGTAAATTGAGTAAAAAGCAAGAAACATCTGTTAAAAAAGAAGCAGCTAAAGCTGTGACTAAAACTACTAAAGCTACAGAATCAGATATTCCTACAAAGAAAATCTGGTCTAATTCCGAAATAGCTAAGATGAACCCAAGAACGTTTGCAAAGTACGAAGCTGAAATCGATGAAGCTACAAGAGAAGGTAGAATTCAACCTTAAACTAACAACTATAAACAATAGGCAAACATTATGGCAACAATGGGAAAAGCGTCTGGATACCAAAATTTACCACAAGGTAATTGGGCTCCAGCAATTTATAGTCAGAAGGTTCAAAAGTTTTTCAGAAGAGCATCAGTTGTAGAAGATATTACAAATACTGATTACGCTGGAGAAATTGAAAATTTTGGCGACACAGTAAACATAATCAAAGAGCCTTCAATTACAGTGAATGACTACGCTAGAGGTCAAACAGTAAACACAGAAACACTTGCAGACGATCAAATTCAATTGACAGTCGACCAAGGTTCGTATTTTGCGTTTAAAGTAGATGACATCGAAGAAAGACAATCACATGTAAACTTTGAAGCTCTTGCAACTTCTTCAGGTGCTTACGCACTTAAAAAGAACTATGACTTTAATGTCTTAAGTGCAATCTATAGCGGAGCATCTACAAATGCATCAGCTACAGGTACTGATGGTTCACCAATTGATGGTGATGCAGCAGTTGATACACTAACAGACATTATGTCAGCAGCTAAAACAGTTCTTGATGGTGCAGATGTACCAGAAGAAAATAGATGGTTTGTTGCACCACCAGCTTTCTACCAACAACTTAGAAAAGCAGGTGCTAAAGTCGTTGATCAATCTGTTATGGCAGACGGATCAGCTTCAGCTATGAGAAATGGTATGATTACAGACAGACCTTTATTTGGTTTTAGAATGTATTCTACTAATGCAATAGCTGTATCAAGCGGATCAGCAGCAAATAAAACTTTTGGATCAGCAGGTTCTAATGAATATGCTTTCCTTTATGGTCACCAGTCAGCGGTAGCTACTGCAAACCATATTGCGAAAACAGAACTTATCAGAGACCCTGATTCATTTTCAGACATCGTTAGAGGTCTGCACGTTTTTGGAAGAAAAATTCTAAGAACTGAAGCAGTATACTCAGGTGTTATAACAATCGGTTAATTAAATTAGAAGGAGATAAAGAACTATGGCAACTTATAATGTAACAGGTGCTGGTGGNACTACTGGACATCCGTCTAATGGTAGAACACCGTACATGGTAGAAAACACAATCGACATCGCACAATTAAATGGCGATGCTGGTTCAGCAACAAATGATGTGCTTCAAGCTATTGATATTCCAGCTGAAACTATCGTTATGGAAGCAGGTATTGAGATACTTACTCAATTATCAAACTCAGTAACAGTAGACTTAGGAATAACTGGTGGTGACGTTGACATCTATGTTGATGGTGATGCAAAAGAAGTAGGATACTCAGCAGCAACAGCTACAGCAAGACATGTAGCAGCATCAGCTGATACCCTAGACTTACTTATGTTATCAGCAGCTTCGTCTGCAGGTAAAATAAGAGTTTACGCAATTATGTGTGACGTTTCAGGAATAGATGAAACTGATCATAATACTGCAGCAGCTCACGATACAGACGTATCATAATAAATAGTAATTTAAGGGGGGTAGTAATATCCCCCTTATTAAACCCCTTTCATAACTATAGGAGAAATAATGGCTACATACGATTTAAGAAATAAAACAAATGCAAGTACAGGTCAAAGAATAGTTCTTTCTCAAGATCAAGTAAGACTTAATAGATTAGAAAGTGGTTGGAAAAGATTAGAGAATTTAGAAACTAAAGTTGAAGAGCAATCTGATAAATTAAATCAGATAACTTCACTACTCAATGAAATATCAAAAAAGACATCAGCTTCTTGAGATAATATCTGAGTACAAATCTGACAAATCTGCATTAACAAAACAGATTGATGATTTGAAGAGACAATTAAACGAAGCAGAATCTCGTATCAAAAGATTATTAATTAGATGCGAACAGTTTGCAGAAGACAATAACGAAAAAGAGGAATAGGCATATGTCATTAACTGATAGTAATAAGAAAAAAAATTATAGTAATAAAGATAATGGCAATATGAAAGTTGCTAAAATAGATAAAAAAACTACTCTTGCTGAACATTTTGGTAAAGGTGGAAAAATCTATTCTGGTAAAGCTAAAGATTATCCAGGTACTACTGGAATTATTAAAAAAAATAAACTTAAAATTATACCAATAAATATAGGTATAGGAAAAAAGAAATAATTTATGGCTACAACTTACTTAGAATTATCTAATAGAACACTTAGAGAATTAAATGAAGTTGAAATGACTTCATCTAATTTTTCTAGCAGCAGAGGTATTCAAACTGCTGTTAAAGATTTTGTTAATAAATCTATTCACGATATTTATAACGAGAGTGTAGAGATACCTCTTTTACACACATCAACGACTCAAGCTACTTTCACTGGTGACGGTGAATACACATTTCCAGCGGATATGCGTAGAGTAGACTTCGAGTCGTTTTTTTTAAAGCCAAATGAATTAATTACTAATGGTGAATTTACATCTAACATTAATAGTTGGACTACAATAGCAGGTGCAGGTAGTGCAGCTTATAATAGTGGTGGTAATGGCAGACTAAGATTAAATGATTATGCTGCATATCAATCAATATCAACTATAGTAAATAAAACTTATAACTTACAAGTTAGAGTATTAGATTCAAATGGTACAGGTGCTGCTTTAAAAGTACAAGTAGGTACAGCAGCAGAAGGAACACAAAATTTAAACACAACATTAACAGTAACTGATTTTAATGCAGGTGCAATATTAGATGTACAATTTACTGCAACATCACAAACAACTTTTATAACTGTTAATAATACAACTACAGCTACTAACCTAGATGTAGATTATGTAAGAGTATCTAGAGCAGATATAATGACTAGAAAATTAAGATATATATCTTATGATGATTACATGCAAAGATTTAAAGAACAAGATACACAAAATAATAGTGGTCACTATGGTCTACCACAATACATTTATAAAAAACCAGACTACAGTGCATTTGGATTAACTCCAATACCTGATAAAAATGATTATTTAATTAGTTATGAGTATTACACAACTCATACAGATTTATCAGCACATGGTGATGCTATGTCATTNCCAGATAGATTTGGCTCATTAATTGTAGATAGATCTAAATATTATACATATATGTTAAGATCAGATCCAGATCATGCTAGTATGTCTAACAGAGATTATCAAAGAAAATTACTTTTATTAAAAACTGACTATGGTTCTAGATCAGAATACATGAAAGACACTAGAACATCACAAGGTAATTCAAGGTTATCAATAGTATAATATGGCTGATACTTCTTTATTAAAAAATTTTAATGCTACTTG